CCATATTTTTTCCCCGGGGGGACATTTGGCACAACCTTTCTAGCCCCGGGAGGAGAACTATGACCAGTTGGTATGTTGCCGAAGGCAGTTACGATCCTCCTGAGACTCCTCGAGGGGTCGGAACAAGGAACGTTGCTATAATTGGTGCTCCAAATTCAGGAAAGACAGTGCTCTTCCTTCGTGTTGAGCGTGATGCTGAGCGTAAGGAGGATCATGTCTAACGAGGTGATCGTTCACAAGAGTAGAACTAATACTCTTCGAGTGAATCTCGGTATCAATGTGGCCGCAGATATTCTCACAAGTGAGATCAGATCGGAACCAGATCCAGATTCAACACTTATTGCCGAATGGGATGTAGCATTCGTAACAGATGGAACCGATGGTCGACTCGTTCTTAGTTTGGATGATAGTGTAACATCTTTAATCACGTACACAACTGGATATATGGACATCAAGCGAGTTAGTGCTGGCGAACCGATTCCTGTGTTTGATAGACCACTTGAAGTCATATTTCGAGAGGTGGTGACTGCATGAGTGAAGTAAATGTTCTATCTAGATCGCAACTCATTGTTGTCAACCCAACCACTCGCTCGGTTTCTGTAATCAACGCTGGCCCTCAAGGTCCTGGTGGTATTCAAGGGCTTCCAGGCGAAGATGGAGATCCTGGAGCTCAAGGTCCTCCTGGTCCTGGAGTAGCTCCTGGTGGTGCTGCTGGGCAAATGCTTACGAAGATTGATGAAACTAACTTCAATACGCAATGGGTTACTCCAGTTACTAATCTGGATTCTATTAGTAATGTAAATGCACCAACGGCAGTTGATGGGCAAGCGCTTGTCTACGACAATGCAACTAGTATGTGGGTTCCTCGAACTGTTGCCACTGGTGGTGGGCTTCCTGCTGGTGGTGTAATCTATGACCTTCTCGTCAAGGCGTCTTCAGCACCTGGCGATGCAGTATGGTCTGCAGTTCCACAAGTTAATACACTAACCACAAATTTGATTCACATTCGAGATCTAGCTGGCGCATTGTATCCCAAACTTACTTTTGGTAGTGGTGATGGTAATAATGGAGTTAATCCGAACCCATATGAGTATTGGTTTGAGTTTATTAATGATAAACTTCTTCTGTATTCTGGTCGAGCAGCGTCAAAAGCTTTGATGTCTTGGAAGCGTTTGGCTTCTAATGAGGCTGAATTTACACTTCATGATTGGACTGTTAATAGTCATAATGATGGTTATTTGCGGTTCTTTTATGGATCAGATAAGACAGTTTCTGAGATGTTTTTGAGCCAAGGTGGCGCACTTAATCTAGTTGGTGCGGTCACTGCTCCTAATTTTGTGGGTACATATTTTGGCGATCAAGTTAATGCCTATATGAGATCTACCGATCACATTGAACTTCAATCTTATGGTTCGATTGGTGCTCCACAATGCATTTTATTTGTTGGAGCACAATTTGGTAGTGGCTCCGCAGGTAAAGTTAGTATTATGAGTTATCCACCAGGTAATGATTGGACTCAACGTCCTCTTACACTTAGTAAACAAGGTGGCGCTGGTGAATGTGCTATTGCTTTTGCTAATCATGTAACTGGTTGGACCGCCGGTTTCCAACTTCATGCTACTCCTGGTATTTATATTGGTGCTGTAAACGGAGCAAACTCTGCTAATATCGAAATGAAGGCATCGGCTTTTACTGTTGTTTCGTCGAAAAGATTCAAAACCGAACTCGAGAATATTAATATTGAACGAATTCGAACTGCTATTGAACAACTTGTTCCGATTCGTTATCGTGATCTTCAACACGAAATGGCAATGACGTCAGATGCTAGACTAAATAAATCACTTCCACTTCCAGAACTTCCAAAGCGTTATCGTTTTGGAATGATTGCTGAAGAGGTAGAAGAGATATTGCCAGAGCTTGTTTCAGATAGTATGCACGGCCCAGGCATTGATCTCAGCGGAATGATCGGTGTGTTGTGGAAAGCAGTTCAGGATCTTTCAGCAAGACTGAAGGAGTTCGAAGATGCTGGCGTATAAGGAGGACCTATGAGTGCTGCATCTGTTAGCCAAGCTGCTAGTGATCCAGAGCTTCGAGCTCGAGTATTGGCAATGGCACATAAGGAATTGATGGCCGATCCACTTAAGGAGGCAAGTACATTCGGTATTAGTCTTGCTGCCGGAAGCGTGGATGTAACTCCACTTATGTTTCCGGTTGCAGTAGATACAGAGGCCGCATATGAAGCTGCTCTTCAAGCTGGTCGTGGGGCTCCTGGTCATGACATGGATATTATTACTGATGCTGCTTTGACTTCTGCTATTAATGCACATTGGCCGTGGCAGGAGGGGGAAGGTCCTCAATGACCGATTTCGGAGATATTGAGCCGTCTGATGTAGTTGATACTGAGCCTCCGGATCCAGTTGCACTAGCTCGACTTCTACACAAGAAGCTACGAGAGATTACAGGAGATCCTAATCGAAAGCTTTTCGATGATTTAGAGCCACTTGAACAGTGGATTTTGATTATTGCTTTTCGTCATATTATCGAGAAGCTTACTCGGGAGTGGCAGAAAGCTCCGATTTAATGGAAAACGACACGATTGTTAAGATATCTGTAATTATAACATTAGGACTAGTGTTGATTTCAGCTATTATCATATTAGGAATTGTAGCAATTCATACGGATAGAAGTCTTGGACCACCAGCCGCTCTTGTGTTTGTTGGAATGATTATTCTTGGACTATTGGGGGGAGTATCTTGGTGGCGTAATGGGCATCGTCATTGGCGAGTTCGAGTTGATCGTAACGGTCATGAGGAAGGTGGTGAGTAATGGGTGATCTGTGGATGAACGGAAACGGTCTTCCTAATCTTGCTGAAGTTCTTAGAGCAGAAGGACTCGATGTTCAGACGTGGAGTGGGTGGGAATGGAGTTCTCGATCAAGCGGAGGATTCAATCCACCAGGTCCAATGATGGTCGTTGTCCATCATACTGCTTCTGGATCTGGCACATCGTTCCAAAACGACTGGTCCTATTGTGCGCAAGGTCATCAAGACGCTCCTGTGGCGAACTGTCTTCTGGGTCGTCAAGGCCAATGGGGAGTTCATGCGGGTGGAGCTTCGAATCATGCTGGTAAGGGAGGTCCGTGGAATACATCCAAAGGCCAAGTACCTCTAGATTCTGGTAATAGCAGATCTATTGGAATTGAAGCTCAAAATAATGGTGTGGGCGAGCTTTGGTCTACAGAGATGGTTGAGTCTTACGAAATTGGTGTGGCAGCCATGTGTAAGGCTTATAATCTTGAGCCAGCGACAGATGTTGTCGCGCATTTCGAATGGGCGCCAGATCGTAAAATCGATCCGTGGGGTGGTAATACCCCAACTCCAGGATTTCCTTATACTGGTCCACGTGAATGGGATATGAACGGATTTAGAACTGGAGTTGCTGGTCGAATGATTGGCATTCCACCGGTCCCTCAAGGAGATGACATGCTTTATCTAGTTGACATTAAGCGTGGTCCTGAAATTCCAGACCATCTCAAGGCTAATGCTAAGTTTGTTGGTATGTTTGACCAAAACAGGTTCGGACATATTATCACTTGGGTTCAAACTCAGGCGCTATACGATCAATATGTAACTTTGAAGGTTCCTTTTAAGTCGTTGGATATGGCTGATCTTGCTGGTCTTTGGTTGATGGGACCTATTCCAACCGGTGATACTTTGCATAATTGGACTGGCGCTGAATTTAGAGGAGTTGTTGCTTAAGTTATTTTGCCAATTGTGAAAGGAGGCTTAATGGCTGCTAAGCGTCGTTCTATGCGACCTGCAACAACAGATGAAGGTCGAGAAAGCCAATTGGTCTCCCTTGCAATTGATCTGGCGGAGAAGCAATTGTCTGAAGGCACTGCTTCTGCACAAGTCATTACGCATTATTTGAGGCTCGGTTCTACTCGAGAACGTCTAGAACAAGAACGTCTTCATAGAGAAAATGCTCTTTTGAGTTCGAAAGTTGAGCTAATGGCATCGGCTCAACGAGTAGAAGAGCTATATTCTCAAGCTTTGAATGCCATGCGTTCTTACGTTGGCCATGAATTGAATTCTGGTGATGAATATGACGACGATTAGAACATATTCAGAGCTTCAACGTCTAGATACGTTTGATGAGCGTTTTGATTATTTGAAATTGAATGGGCTAGTCGGACGTTCTACTTTTGGTTTTGATCGTTGGATTAACCAGAATTTTTACATGTCATATGAATGGAAACAGGCTCGACAGAGAGTTATTTTACGAGATAATGGTTGTGATTTGGGCATTCCTGGGTATGAAATCCATGGGGGGCTACTTATTCATCATATAAATCCGATGATTCCGGATGATATTATTCATGGAGAAGAATGGATATGTGATCCAGAATATCTCATTACGACTACTCAAAATACGCATAACGCTATACATTATGGGGCAGATATGCTGCTTCCGAAAGTAGTTGTAGCCCGCGCCCCAAACGATACAAAACTGTGGTAGGACGGTGAATTATGGAAGACAGTATTCTCACAAGTACAAAGAAGATTCTAGGACTTGATGCGGATTATACCGCTTTTGATCTAGACGTACTTACGCATATTAACGCCGCCTTCTCAATTTTAGCCCAATTGGGCGTTGGTCCTTGGGATGGTTTCTTCATTGATAGCGCTGATGCCACATGGAGCGAACTACAAATCCCTGCTAATCAGCAGCATCTCGTCAAGACGTATATTTATCTAAAGGTTCGAATGCTATTCGATCCTCCTACTACTTCTTTCTTGATCGAGGCAATGGACAAGCAAATCAAGGAATACGAATGGCGGCTTAATCTGTTTCGTGAGTGGGAGTTGGATCCAAATGATCCCATGGTTCAGGAGGCCTCATGACAATTGCACTCGAAGACTTCCTGGAACATTACGGCGTTAAGGGCATGCGTTGGGGTAAACGTAAGAATCGTGGTGATCGAGATACGGCCAGAACTGTTTATAAGAAATCTCCTAAGAATCTTAGTTCAGCTGAGCTTGATAAGCGTATCAAGCGAATGGAAACCGAAAAGAAGTATAATGAGCTTAACAAGAAAGATATTGGACGAGGTACGCAACTTGCTCATGAAATTCTAACTAATTCTGGTCGAGCGGTTGTAACCACAATTGCAACTGGCGCAGCATTGTATGCCGTTAAGAAGGCTATCGAAAAGAAGATGGGTCCAGTAGCAGCGGCCGCAATTACTAAACGAGGTAAGTAATTAAGGAGGTAGTATGGGGTTATCTAATACTGCTGTTCCTTTTTATTATGGAGAATTCCGTGCTGCGGTTCTTCGTGGAGAAATTCCTGTTAATCGAGAAGTATCGCAAGAGATGAATCGAATTGATGATCTAATTGCGAATCCAAACATTTATTACGATGATCAAGCGGTTATGGGGTTTATTCGGTATTGTGAATTTGAGCTAACGCTTACTGATGGAAGTGATCTTCATCTTCTTGACACGTTCAAGCTTTGGGCAGAACAAATCTTCGGGTGGTATTACTTCGTTGAACGAAGTGTTTATACCACGAACGAAGATGGGCATGGCGGACACTACGTCAAAAAGCTTATCAAGAAGCGACTCACTACCAAACAATACCTAATTGTTGCAAGAGGCTCTGCAAAGTCTATGTACGCAGCTTGCATTCAAGCATACTTCTTAAACGTCGATACTTCGACCACGCATCAGATCACAACTGCTCCTACAATGAAGCAGGCCGATGAAGTAATGTCCCCTTTTCGAACTGCTATTACAAGAGCAAGGGGCCCACTCTTTAAGTTCTTGACTGAAGGATCTCTTCAGAACACTACGGGTTCAAGAGCTCAGAGAGTGAAACTAGCTTCCACGAAGAAAGGCATTGAGAACTTTCTAACTGGATCATTGCTTGAAGTGCGTCCAATGACTATTAACAAACTTCAAGGGCTTCGACCTAAGGTCTCAACTATCGATGAATGGTTGTCTGGTGATCTTAGAGAAGATGTTGTTGGCGCAGTTGAGCAGGGCGCTTCGAAGATGGAAGATTACTTGATCGTTGCTATTAGTTCTGAAGGAACAGTTAGAGCAGGTTCTGGTGACACCATCAAAATGGAACTCGCTACGATACTTCGTGGTGAGTATCAAGCTCCTCATGTTTCTATCTGGCATTATAAACTTGATGAACTTGAGGAAGTTAACAATCCAGCCATGTGGCTTAAAGCCAATCCTAATCTTGGTAAGACGGTTACGTATGATGTTTATCATTTGGATGTAGAAAGAGCCGAAAAAGCCCCAGCGTCGAGGAATGACATTCTTGCAAAGAGATTTGGAATTCCAATGGAGGGCTACACCTATTTCTTTACTTACGAAGAGACGCTTCCACATCGACCCAGAGAGTTTTGGGGAATGCCATGCGCTCTTGGCGCAGATCTCTCACAAGGAGATGACTTCTGTGCCTTTACTTTTCTCTTTCCTCTGTCGAACTACATGTTTGGTGTGAAAACTAGAAGCTACATTACTTCGTTGACGTTGATGAAGCTTCCAGGTGCTATGCGAATGAAGTATGAGGAATTTATTTCAGAAGGCAGCCTTCATGTCCTTGACGGAACTGTTTTGGACATGATGGAAGTATATGACGATCTTGATAACTTCATTCAACAAAGCGAGTATGACGTTCGTTGTCTTGGGTTTGATCCGTATAACGCCAAAGAATTTGTTAATAGATGGGAAATGGAGAACGGTTCGTTTGGTATTGAGAAAGTAATTCAGGGGGCAAGAACAGAATCAGTTCCTCTTGGCGAATTGAAAATTTTGGCCGAAGAACGAAAGCTTATTTTCGATCAAGAGCTTATGTCGTTTGCTATGGGTAATGCAGTTACTTTGGAAGACACGAATGGAAACAGAAAACTTTTAAAGAAACGAGCCGAAGAGAAAATCGATAACGTCTCGGCATTGATGGACGCATACGTTGCTTTTAAGGCTAACAAGGAGGCGTTCGAATGATCACAGATGATGATATTTATGAATTTATGGAACATGCTGGCGTTAAGGGAATGAAGTGGGGCGTTCGTAAAGCTCGAAGTAGAAGTGGAAAAACGCCAGATAATAGAACACCAGAACAAAAGTCAGCTGATCGAAAAGAAGTAGCAAGCAAAGTAATTAAAACAGCAGTTGTACTTGGTATGGGTGCTCTTATTGCACGATCTGTTATTAGACAACATCAAGCTACAAAACTTTCTGAAATTCGTAAGATGCAATCAAATGTTGCTGCAACTAAAAGACTTTTTGATGCACAAAAAGGTATTAAAATAAATAATTTGAATAAAGCATTTAATGCAGGAAAAATCACTAGAGAACAAGGTTTTAAGATTGGTGCAAATATTGAAAAGCAAGCTAAAGTTAAAACATTTAAATCGGAAGCTGCAACGATTAACGCACTTAGACAAAGAATGGCTGCAAACAACACTGCAGCTAATGGCGATCTTAAGAAATGGTACGAAAGGAGTCAAACACCAATTCATCTTCGTGAATATCTAAAGGTGGACTAAGAGGAGGTGAATCTTGCCCATTCTCGATAGAGTAAAGAAGGCTTGGAATGCTTTTCGTAATACGGACAATCAACTTCCTTATACAGATTATGGAGAAGTATCATCATATTATGGTGGCGGATCACCCTCCAGGCAAAGACTCCAGTTCTACTCCGAACGTTCTATTGTCTCCTCTATTTATACAAGAATTAGTGTGGACGTAGCAGGGATTTTGATTAAACATGTTAAGTTGGACGAGAAAGATAGATATCTTGCGGATATGGAAACGGCATTGAACCAATGCCTTACTTTAGAAGCTAATATTGATCAAGCTCCTAGAGCATTCAGGCAAGACATTGCGATGACTCTCTTTGATCGAGGGGTAGCAGCTGTTGTTCCTGTGGATACAACTAGAAATCCAAAAACAAATGCTATCTTTGACATCTATTCACTGAGGGTTGGGGATGTCGTTCAATGGTTTCCAAAGCATGTTCGACTTAACGTATATAATGAGAATCTTGGGCGACGTGAGGAGATCACACTAGAGAAGCGTTATGTTGCTATTATTGAAAATCCACTTTATGCGGTTATGAATGAACCAAACTCAACTCTTCAACGATTGCTTAGGAAGCTTGCGCTTCTTGATGCTGTTGATGAACAATCGAGTTCTGGAAAATTGGACATTATCATTCAGCTTCCTTATGTTATCAAGTCAGAGGCTCGCCGACAACAAGCAGAGAAGCGGCGTGAAGATATCGAGTTCCAACTAAAGGGTAGCCAATACGGTATTGCCTATACAGACGGAACAGAGAAGATCACTCAGCTTAATAGGCCGGCTGAGAACAACCTTCTTAAGCAAGTCGAGTACCTTACAGCCATGTTGTATAACCAACTCGGTCTTACTGAAGAGGTTATGAATGGCACGGCCAATGAAGAAGCCATCCTTAACTACTTTAATCGCACGATTGAGCCGATTGTTGAAGCGATTGTCGAAGCGATGCAAAGAGCGTTCCTTGGGCCCCTGGGCACGCAAAGAGATGAACGGATTAAGTACTTCAGAGATCCGTTCAAGCTTGTTCCTGTTAATGACATTGCTGAAATTGCAGATAAGTTCACTCGTAATGAAATTCTTACAGCAAATGAGATCCGAGGATACATGGGAATTCCTCCATCCGATGATCCAAAGGCAGATGAACTCAAGAACAGTAACATGCCTCAACCAGAAGAGACCGGGGCCTAGCTCTCTCGAAAGGAACAGTCAAAATGGAATCAGATTTCAGCGGCTATGCGACTAAGGCTGGGCTGAAGTGTTCTGATGGTCGGACGATCATGCCAGGTGCTTTCAAGCATCAGGACCAAGCTAGGGTTCCGCTTGTCTGGCAGCATGGTCATACCGATCCGGAGAACGTTCTTGGCCATGCCGTTCTCGAGAATCGTGATGATGGCGTTTATGCCTATGGCTTCTTCAACAAGTCGGATAAGGCATCTCATGCTAAGGGACTTGTCGATCACGGCGATATCACGATGCTTTCAATTTGGGCAAACGAGCTTGTTGAGCGTGCCGGCCGTGTTCTTCACGGTGCGATTCGTGAAGTGAGTCTCGTTCTTTCAGGCGCAAACCCTGGCGCTCTAATTGAGAATGTCACAATTCGTCATGCTGATGGCGGAAGTGATCTTCTTGATGACGAAGCCATTATTTATACTGGACTTGAGCTTGAGCATGCCGATGGTGGTGACGATGATGTTGTTGAGGAAGATGACGAAGAAACTGTACAAGATGTTTATGATTCAATGAGTGATAAGCAGAAGCAGGTTCTTCATTTCATGCTTGGTCAAGCTCTGTCTGGTGAAGATAGCATGGAACAGAGTAATCTTGAAGATGGCGACTCCGACAATTCCGATAAGGAAGGTTCAACAATGACCCGTAACGTCTTTGAGAAGGGCGACAAGGAGCAAGCATCGCCAGTTCTCTCTCACTCCGATATGCAGGGCATTGTCGCTGATGCCACAAAGATCGGATCACTCAAGGCGGCTGTCGAGGCATACGCTCTCGCTCATGGTATCAACCAGATTGATACTCTGTTCCCAGAGGCTAGGGCGCTCACGTCTGCTCCGGAGTTCTTCACTCGTCGAACGGAGTGGGTGAATTCGGTTCTCGGCGGTGCTCGTAAAAGCCCGTTCAGCCGGGTCAAGGTTCACTGGGCGGACCTGACCTACGATGATGCTCGTGCGAAGGGTTACATCACCGGCGAAGAGAAGCAGGAAGAGTTCTACGGGACTGCTCGCCGTGAGACGATGCCGCAGACTATCTACAAGAAGCAGAAGCTCGATCGTGACGACATCCTCGACATCACCGATTTCGATGTCGTCGCCTGGATGAAGGGCGAGATGCGGTTGATGCTCGATGAGGAGCTCGCTCGAGCGATTCTCGTCAGCGATGGACGTCCCGTCGATGATCCGGACAAGATCAAGGAAGATCGAATTCGTCCAATTTCCAAGGATGATCCGCTCTTCGCTGTCCCTGTCCTTTGCGATTACGCAGCTGGTGGTGCTGAAGCTATTGTGGATGCGGTTATTGCTTGGCGGTCACAGTATCGCGGTACTGGTATGCCAACTATGTACACCAGCGAAGCTGTTATTGCTGCCTTCTTCATGGTCAAGGATACACTCGAGCGTCGTATTTATAACTCCATTTCGGAAGTTGCTACGATCCTTCGAGTGTCGAACATTGTTCCGGTCGACATCTTTGATCCGGCTGCAGGTAGCCCACTCGCCGTCATTGTCAACATGAACGATTACGTCGTTGGTGCCGATCAGGGTGGTCAGGTCAGTCTTTTCGATGATTTCGATATCGACTACAACCAGTACAAGTATCTCATCGAGACTCGAGTCTCTGGCGCCCTCGTCAAGCTTAAGTCTGCGCTGGTTATCAAGCAGGGTACGTACGTTCCTCCGCCTGCTGGTACTGGCCACGTCATCGTTCCTGAGCCGCCGAACGAGCGTCAGAGTGACCCGCCTGTTCACGGCTCGCTTCCTGATGCTCCCGCCGGGGGCGGAGCACTCGCAGCCAAGGCTCCTTCTGATCCAAAGAAGAGCTAATTAAGAAGGAGGCATGATGGCAAGATTCCGGGGAGAGGTTGGATACGGTGAAGCCGTAGAAACTCCTCCAGATTCTGGTGTTTACGTCGACACGATCACTGAAGTTCCGTACTGGGGTGATATTCTTCGAGACACTCGGAAACTGGAACCGGGTCAACATCTCAACGACGATATTTCAGTCGTTAATTCGATTAGTATTGTCGCTGATGAGTACGCCATCAAGCATTTCTTCATGATCAAGTACGTGAGATGGTCGGGGGTTCTGTGGACTGTCACTAATGTTGAAGTCCGGAGCCCCCGACTCATCCTGCATCTAGGGAGCGTATACAATGGCCCAACGCCTTGAGCTCCAAGCTCTGTTCGTAGAACTTCTAGGTTCAGAGAACGTGTATTTTCAGCCACCTCCAACGATTAAAATGGTTTATCCATGCATTGTCTATCAAAGAGATTATATTCAATCCGAATATGCTGATGATCATCCATATAAACTTCGTAAACGATACTTAGTGACGATCATTGACAGAAATCCAGACAGTGTAATTCATGAGAAGGTGGCACAGCTCCCTATGTGTGTATTTGATCGATTTTATACAGCCGACAATCTCAATCACGACGTTTTCAAACTCTTCTTCTAAGGAGAAAGCAAATGGCAGCACTTGTTTGGGATCAGGTTGGTGATCGTTTCTACGAGACCGGCGTTGATCATGGCGTGCTCTACATTCCAGATGAAACTGGTGTTTACGACACTGGTGTCGCATGGAATGGTCTTGTCAGTGTGACTGAGTCTCCAACCGGAGCCGAAGCGACTGCTCAGTATGCTGATAACATCAAGTATCTGAACCTTGTCTCCGTCGAGGAGTTTGGTGCGACGCTCGAGGCGTTCACCTATCCCGAGGAGTGGGCTCAGTTCGACGGCCTCGGTATTCCGGAGCCAGGCGTCTTCGTTGGTCAGCAGCCTAGGAAGACCTTTGGTCTTTCTTATCGTACTCGAGTCGGTAATGACCTGGTCGCCGAGGAGTATGGTTATAAGCTGCATCTGGTGTATGGTGCACTCGCATCACCTTCGGAAAAGGCATACACCACTATCAACGATTCTCCTGAGGCCATCACATTCAGCTGGGAGATCACAACGACCCCAGTTCCTGTTACCGGCTTCAAGCCTACTTCACTCATCGTGGTGGATTCGGGAATCGTTGATCCCGCTGCTCTGACCCTTCTCGAAACTGAGCTTTATGGCGGTGCGGCTTCTGAACCGAATCTTCCGACACCTGATGAAGTTATTGCAATGTTTGCTGGTGGCGCAGTGCTTATGACTTCTTCGCCAAGGCCTCCAGTTAGTGGTGGATCTGAGTAATTCGTAGGAGGCTAGAGAATGCTCAAGCTTGTTATAGAAGGAACTGAGTATTACAACCAAGAGACAGAGACTTTTGAAACTGTCGGTGATGTTGTTCTAATGCTAGAGCATTCTCTAGTTTCCGTGTCAAAATGGGAGTCAAAATTCGAAAAACCCTTCTTGACTAAAGATAATAAAACTACAGAAGAAGTTCTGTTTTATGTAGAGGCTATGATTCTCACTCCAAATTACCCAGAAGGAATCATTAATAGCTTTACGCAGAAGAGTATTGACGCGGTTAATAATTACATCGAGTCTAAACAATCTGCTACTACTTTCGGTAAGATGCCTGAACAAAGATCTCGAGGCGAAATCATCACTTCAGAATTAATCTATTATTGGATGGTTGCTTTCAATATTCCGTTTGAATGTCAGCACTGGCATCTTAATAGACTTCTTGCTTTAGTTCGAATCTGTAACATCAAGGCTAGTAAGCCTAAGAAGATGGGACGAACCGAACTATTGCAAAGAAATCGTCAACTTAATGAGCAACGTAAAGCAGAACTTGGTACTCGAGGATAGGAGTAGCGATGACTCTCGTTTGGGATGATATTGGTAAGAAGGTTTATGAAACAGGCGTGAGTAAAGGCGTCCTTTATGGCACCGATGGTCTAGGCGTTCCTTGGAACGGATTGATCTCTGTAGAAGAAGAAATTGATACAGAGGTGTCTCCAGTTCATTACGATGGAGTAAAGATAGACGACATTTTAACGGTGGGAGATTTTGCAGGTGTAATCAAGGCGTATACTTATCCTGACGAATTTCTTCAATTTGAAGGCGTACTTTATGATGGTGGTCGTGAATTCTTCGTTACTGGTCAACCTTACGAACGCTTTCATCTATCTTATCAATCTCTAATCGGCGACGATGTTATTGGCCTAGAAGGTGGGCAATTCAAGATTCATGTTCTGTATAATCTGACTGCGATCCCAGGTCAAAAGAGCTATCAAACGATGTCTCTGGATACAGATCCGCACGAATTTGAATGGGATATTACATCAGTTCCTGAACAAGTTGATGGGTATCGTCCCAGCTCACAACTTATATTTGATAGTCGTAAAATGTCCCCGGAGGTACTTTCCAATCTACAAGGGGTACTTTATGGAACTGATACAGAAGCAGCATATTTGCCTCCAATGGATACGTTAGCCAGAATGTTGAAGGAGTGGGTCGACAATCTCTAAGGAGGTCGCCATGAGACTTACATCCAAAGGCGACTTCAAGAAGACATTAAAATTTCTTAATTTTATGAAGGCAGACAAAGAATTTGCACATCTGGATCGCTACGGACGTCAAGGAGTAGATCTTCTTTCTAGTGCTACTCCTGTTGACACTGGACGAGCAGCTAGTTCATGGGGTTATCAAATCGGTCATACTAATGGGGTTCACTCTATTAGTTGGTTCAATACCGATAGAGAAGGCGGTGTAAATGTAGCTGTTATTCTTCAATA